GCAGACCTAAAGAGCTTTAATATCCTAGACTTTGGCAATAACATTAAACGGCTAGGACATTGGGAGAATCCTAGAGAGTGGAGTCTTAAAAAGAAACTCACAAGAGAACAACCTGCGCCCGTAAAAGATTGCCCGAAATGTAAAGCTATACTATTAGCATCTACAAAAGTCTGTCCTTATTGCTCTCATAAATTCATAAATAAAAAAGAGGCTGAGATTGCTAGGCTTGAATTAATTAAAAACGAGGTAATTAAAAACTACAGCGAGATGTCAAACAAAGAGCTAGCGCAGGCAGTAAAGGATAAGTATATAACGGCGGCGTGGGTATTGCATCGTAAAACCTGCCGACAAGACGCTAGAGATTTCCTTGAGGCGGTGGGATACAAAAAGAGTTTTGAGTATGTAAATAAAAAAAGATTTAAGGTTTTTAGTTAAAAAGCTTGTTTATAAGTTATAAACCTATATATTTACAAAAACAAAATTTTACATCATGACGATAAGCAATTCAATTTTTGAGCATTACAGGATTAAACAAAGAGAAATTGAGAAAGCTGTTAATCTTTTAAGACGAAACGGCTACTCAGTTAAGAAACCTTTAAAAACTAAAACAAAATGAAAAATTTACTACAAAGATTGAACCCAGATGTTAAAACAAAGCTCGACCTACTTATAGAGGAGTTTCCTCATACTGCGAAGAGAATCGTTAAAGAGCTAGAGACTAACAATAACGTCTTTGACCTTAATTTTATGACCATGTCTTTAATGCAGAAATTCCTATCCGTTAACCTAGACGATTTTTACTTTATATTTGAGCATGATGTTAAGCGAGGTTAAAATACAGAGCCAAATATTTCAGTGGCATTGGAACAACTACCCCAAAGAGAGAGGTTTGCTTTGCTATAACCTAAACAACTCCGCCAACAAAATAGACGGCAATAGAAACAAAGCGCTTGGATTAATTAAAGGGCGCGCCGATATGGTTTATTATTACAATAGCTCTGCCATTATGATTGAGCTTAAAAACGCCAAAGGAAAGCAAAGCAAAGACCAAATATTATGGCAGGAATTACTAGAGTCTCAAGGATTCACATATATAGTTATTCGAAGCCTAGAAGAGTTTAAACAATTTAAAGAACAACTATGTTAAAAAAGATTAAAAAAGCAGTCGAGAAAGTAACCAGTTTAAAAATAGATAAGAATACAAGACAGAGAGAGTATGTAATGGCGAGATGCTTATACTTTCATTTTGCTAGAGAGCTAACAGGCAAACCATTCGCAGAGATTGGACAAAGCACAGGACATCATCACTCGTCTGTATTGCACGCTTTAAATAGTTTTGATGTACATTATAAATACAGCACTTTTTTTAAACAAAGCTATCAAGCTCTCGCCTTGATTCTACAGCCTACAAAATCCAAGGAGTCTATAGTCGAGGAGCATATATCTTTGGACGAGGCAAAGGATAAGATTAAGACTTTAGTAAATGTTAACATAAAACTCCATGCAGAGATAAAAGAGCTTAAAAATAACCTGCCCGATTTCGATAAGTATTTCGACGGCATACCAAAAGAGAGAGTACAATTTTTTATTAATAATCAAATGAGCGCTTTCTTAAATATGGAACGCGCTACAATTAAAAAGCAACAAAGTTATGAGCGAGAAAACGCAAAAATTAGAGAAACAAAGCAAACCATTAAACAAGCAAGTATTGAGGAAACGGGTATCCGAACTAGAGGCAAGGCTGTCAAATCTTCACTCCCTTGTTAAAGATATCGCACACAATCAGGAGGCAATAGTAACCGCGTTATCGTCTAACGAGATTAAAGACGTAGACGAGGCTCAAAGCTCTGGGGTATGAATTACAGCCTAATCGATAACATAGAAATTGACGGGATAGATACAAACGACTATCCCGACTTTTCCGACGCTTTTATAGTCTCGGCATATTACGACGGCGATATAATGACAGACGCCCAAATAGATACCTTAAATGAGGACTACGACTTTGTACATCACTGCGTATATAACGAACTATTTTAAATGAGCATACCCGTAATATTTGACAACCCTCACGATTTTTTTGAGGATGCTACAAATCAAAACTATACAGACGCGCATGATTTATTTTATAGGTCTATGGTCGAGTATTTACTAGACGAGTCTATTCAGTATGTATGTACTTTTGTTTATAACGAATACGACAAGTATAATTTTGAGCCGCTATGTGACGAGGACGAGCAGATTCTCTCCAGAGACGCCCTGCTTTATTTTGAATATATCGAGGAGTACGAAACTTGCCAATTAATATTTGAGGTTTTAAACGAGTAGTATTGAAATGTTAAAGTTTTGTTAAAATTTGTATTTAGTGTGTTTATAACTAATAAACATATGTATCTTTACAAAAAACAAAAACAAACATGATGACTTTAGCACTTTACACAGAATTAAGAAACCCAATCGCAAAGAGAGTTAATACATACTCTGAAATACTTAATACATTCAAAAAGAATTCAGCGGGTATGGTAGATGTTACTAATGAGTTTAAAGCTACTAAAAATTCTTATGAATTAGCATTTAATGAGCTTAGAGCTTTGAACAAGCATACATCTAATAAGATTAAAAAAGAATATAGCCGAGCAAACAGAGGTTGGTAACTAATAACAAACGGGGGAGCTAACTACTCCCCATTTAAAACAAAAGACGGGAGTTATCCGCTAACAACAAAACTTGGTCGTTGCGCGGTTACTAGGAGGCTACTCGTCTTTTTTAAAATAACAAAATTATGGAATTAAAAACAGCACTAAACAGATTATTCGACAAAGACCTAGATTTAACACATGGGCAAGTATATAAATTAATTACTATTATAGGAGAGCATTCTAGGCAAGAATGGAAAGCAGGCTTTAACGCCGCAAAAAAATTAAAATAATGACAAAATTAATAAATAGAATACTCGTAAATTACTCAATAGTACCTTATAAGACAATCACATTAAAAACGGGCGTAGTTGTAGACCACTACAGAAACGGACTCGTTAAAGTTTAATTTTGTTTAGTTTTGTTTAGTTTTGTTAGCCCTGCCTTAATCGGTGGGGTTTTTTTATATAAGAAACAATAGTGTATATAATTCGTTTATATAATAGGGTTAATACTAATAGTTAATGCCTATTAATAATATGACAAAAGGAGCAGGCAACGTCGGATGGTCTACAAAGACAAAAGGAATAGACAGACGCAAGAATCAATTTAAACAGCTTATAACGGAGGCAACCTCTCAAGAGAACTTTATAGCCGTCTTTCAAACTTTAGAGGCGTCAGCGATGACAGGAGACGTCCAGAGCGCCAAGCTCTACCTAGAGTATACAGTCGGTAAACCTATGCAAAGCGTGGATATAACCTCGGAGGGCAATAGCGTAAACATTCCGACTATATCCTTTACCTCAACTATTGACGTAACTCCAGAGGATGAGTAATATAAACCTCAGCGAAAAATTCGCGCCCTTGTTCGATATACCGCAGGGCGTGGATACGTTTATTATAACAGGCGGAAGATTCTCTCAGAAATCATTTGCAACGTCTCTAAGCGCTTTAAATAGTTGCACGAAGTATGGGCATCGAATTTTATATTCAAGGTATACAAACGCCTCTCTCAAGGATTCCATCTTTGCAGAGGTAGAGGAGAAAATCGAAATCATGAATCTGGAGGACTCTTTCGAGTCGCAACAAAATAGGATTGTATCAAAATTCAATAAGAGCAAAATAGTCTTTAAAGGATTAAAGGCAGGTAGTGCTGTGCAATCTGCAAACCTAAAGGGATTAAAGGATTTCTCGATGTTAATACTAGACGAGGCGGAGGAGATGCAAGACGAGGCAATCTACGATAAGATTGTGCTATCAATTAGAGGTAACGACGCAAGCAATCCAAACCGAAATATAAAGGTATTGATTTTAAACCCTACGAGTAAGGAGCATTTTATCTATATGAAGTACTACGAGAGTAGAGGTGTGCAAGAGGGATACAACGGCGTAAAGGATAACGTCTGTTATATACATACCTCCTACCTCGATTGCCTAGAGTTTGTACCCGACGAGATACTAGACTATTTCGAGGATATGAAAGTAAGCAATCCAATCAAATACAATCACGTCGTGCTAGGCTCTTGGCTATCAAAAGCGGAGGGCGTCGTTTATAGCAATTGGCGATTTGGAGAGTTTAACCCCGACGGCTTACAGGTTATCTTTGGACAGGATTACGGCTTTACAGACCCGACAACCTTAGTAAAAATTGCGATAGATAAAAAGAACAAAATAATCTATGCAAAAGAGGAGCTTTATAAATCGAAGTTAACCATCTCCGAAATATACGCAATCAATAGACAGAGAGCAGGGCGCAATCTAATCATAGGAGACAGCGCAAGCGCAGGAACTATCGCAGAGATGCAAAAGCTAGGTCTTAATATTAGAGGCGCTAAGAAAGGCGCAGGGAGTATCGCGGCAGGTGTGGCATTGATTCAAGACTATGAGCTTGTCGTACACCCAGACTCTAACAATATGGCTAAGGAATTAAACAATTATATATACTCAGATAAGGGCGCAAATTTATTTTGTGATTTGTACAACCATAGTCTGGACGCGCTGAGGTACGGAGTTTCTCATTTGCTTGCGAATCGTGGAAAGGTAGAGATAAGGTAAAGAAACAATACAAGGTAAAAATCGTTTTTATTATATGACAGAGACTCTTAGCATTTTAGTACCCGAAAACATCTCAGATATTACTCTAGACCAATACGTCAAGTTTGAGGCATTGAGAGCAAGAGAGGATACTCTAACAGAGCAGGGAATGATTGAGAGGGTTATATCTCTGTTTACAGGAATTAAAAAGCAAGACGTTAAAAAATTAGTACATAAAGACTATGAGGGTTTAATGGCTCAGATAATTGCAGCCTGTGAGCAAGAGGTAGGATTTGAACAGCGCTTTATGCTTGACGGAGTAGAGTACGGCTTTATCCCAAACCTAGACGAGATAACGACGGCGGAGTATGTAGACCTCAGTACTATAGGAATGAAGCTCGAGGATATGCACAAAATAATAGCTATACTATTTCGCAGGATTACAGAGGAGGACTCTTTCGGGAACTATGAGATACTGCCCTATAGCCATAATAAAGAGAACGACGAGATAATGAGAGCCTGTCCTATGAATATAGTAAACGGCGCTCTGGTTTTTTTTTGGAGTTTATCGAGGGAATTAAAGGAGGCTATCCAGAAATCTACGAAAGCTCTGGAGGAGAGAAACAAGCCTCAAGCTATTTTGAAAAATGGGGTTGGTACGTAAGTATTGAAATGTTAGCGAATAACGATATACTAAAAATTGATAAAGTACTAGCGACAAAGGTACATGAGTTTCACACGTTCCTAGCTCATAAATTAGACAGGCAGAAAATGGAGGCGCAACTAAGAAAACCAAACGTAACACAATTATAATGAACGCATACAGCACACTACTAAGATATATCAGAACTCTTGCAGAGCAGGACGAGTATGTTAAAACCATAACGACGGGCGAGGATATAGACCTCAACAAAGGAAACTTATTTCCGCTTTTTAACATTGATATAACGGACGCGACTTTTACCTCTACAGCGACAATCTCGTTTAGTCTCAATATACAATGCCTAGATATAAGAGAGATTAATAACGAAAATGTAAACGATAAATTTTATCTAAACGATAACTCGACGGATAACTTTAACTCGACGATAACGTGCCTAAATGCGCTATGGGTAAAAATGTATAGAGACTTTGCAAAAAACAATATAACGGCGTCAGAGAGTCCGACGCTGCAACAGATAACATACTCGGATAAGAATTTGCTTGACGGGTGGGATATGTCTTTCGATGTTGAAATGCCTATCTCAGAAACAAACCTCTGCTTTTGGATAACTTAAAGAAAATATTTGACAAGCTAGGGAGCAATGTAGTAACTCAAGCAAGAGTCAATCTAAAGAAAAAAAAGAAAGGCGATAGCAACCTATCCAAAAACCTATCCTATAAAGTAAAGCGTAACTCTATAGAGTTTACTCTAGCGGAGTATTGGGAGTATGTAGACGCAGGGGTTAAAGGTGTAGGAGGTAGCAAAGCGTCTGAGATGGGGGTAAAGCTAAAAAGTCCTAAGCCTTGGAAACTAAAAAAGGTAACAAATAACAAGTTTAAGTACACAGATAAAAAGCCGCCGTTTATGGCTTTTAATGGGTGGACTATCCGAAAGGGTATAGCTCCGAGAAATAAGAAAGGGCAGTTAATGAAACGTAAAGGGTTGCTTTACGCTATCGCTAATAGCGTATATCACACAGGTATTGAAACGACGCATTTTTTTACCGACGCCCTAGATAATGAAGTGTTAAAACTAGGCGACGAAATAGGCGAGGCTTTCGCTTTAGACCTAATCGACGGAATGAATATAAAAAGTAATAACGTAACAATAACAAAATGATAAGAGCATTAAGTCCGTTTTATATAGATACTCCTTTAGTGTATGGAGGTGTAACCTGCGCAAAATATATCCTAAATGTTTGGGTATGGAATGGCGACAAGTCTACTCCAGACTCTACAAATAGCTACCAGATAACCTACGAAAACACAACGGCATCGACGGGAACGCACAGCATAAATATAAATGCTATAATTCAAGATTATATAGAATTCAAAGAGCCTTCTTTGTTACTCTCTACGGGTGTACAATTAATAGACGGAAACAACCAACAATGGGTATATAGCTACGTAACCTATGACGCTGTCGCTACTATACAAAATGAGGCTACGGATATAATGGTGCTAGGCTATACGTATGGAAACGAGGGGAGAAATGTTACAGCGGTATCTAGCCAGACGCTTTTAAATCCTCAAGAGTATAAAGTTAACAGGAAAGGAAATTTTGTATTTCCTATCTACGTACCTACGGGGGTGGGAACGTCGGATATAATTAGCGTTAAATCTTATCCTAGTTTATCTATTAATTTCTCAGCTACAGCCGCGCAGTCAGACCTTAGTAATAAGGTTGTTAAATACCTTTGGGTAGATTTATCTCTCTCTTTAAATGATAACTACGCGGAGATAATATGGAAGGGCAAAAAGACTACATTAAATATAACAGACGAATGCAAATACAATCCTTTAGATGTGTTTTTCCAAAATAAAGACGGCGCTTTACAGACATTTACGCTATTTAAAAAGCAAGAGGAGAGCATAAACGTAACGGATAGCAGTTTCGAGACTAACAGAGGACAGGCATCGGACGGATTCCATCAGTTTGTAAGGTACGGCGTGCAAGCTAGGACTACATTAACAGCGGAGACGGGTTGGATTGACGAGGATATGAACGAGGTTGTTAAACAGATACTACTAACGGAGCGAATATGGAGTTATAATGGCGCAAAATATACACCTTTAAACTTAAAAATGACCTCGCAGAAATTCAAGACAAGGCAAAACGATAGGCTAATTAACTACACTATGACCTTTGAGAAGAGTTACAACGAAATAAACAACATATAAGCATGGTTAATCTATTTATTAACGGCGAATTACTTGACCAATACAAGGACGAGAGCGTGGATATTGTCAGCTCTGTGTTAGATGTGAGCGATATTACAAAAAATACAGGCGACTACTCTAAGAGTTTTACGATTCCTGCGTCTAAAAATAACAATCGTATCTTTAAACATTGGTATAACGCGTCTATAGATAACGGATTCGATGCTAGGAGTAAAGTAGAGGGCAGTATAGATATTGACGGCGTACCTTTCAAGCTAGGAACTTTTAAGTTAAACAAGTGTAATATTGTAAAGGGTAGGCTTGAGAGTTATACGATTAATTTCTTTGGAAACCTGCCAAATATTAAAGATACAATAGGCGAGGATATGCTAAGTGATTTATCCTTTCCTGCCCTAGACCATGATTGGAGTAGCGACAACGTAAAAAGCGGACTGAAAAATGGCTTAGTAAATAAAGATATTGTTTATACCTTAATGGCAAACAAGCGCTATTTTTACAATTCAGATACCGCAGCGCCCGACGTAAACGCAACAACTATAAACATAGCAAACGGAGCGAATCCTGCAAACGCTACAGGCGTAGTGTGGAGCGACCTAAGACCTAGCGTAAGACTATCTAAAATAATCGATGCAATCGAGACGAGATACAACGCTGCAACCTATGAGAATCCTATAGTATTTTCAAGGGATTTTTTCGGTACGACTGAATTTAAAGAGCAGTATCTTTGGCTAAAGGCAGACGACGAGGTAGCGATAGGCGGCGGAGAGGCGATTGTAGACTTTACAACGGGAGACGGAACTTATATAAATTTAGGTACTAATATAGGAACTTTTACAACTAT